AAGTTGTTCACCATCGCACAGGCATGGAACAAGGAAGATGGATTTGTACCCGATTTCTCGGATTGGGAACAAGACAAGTGGTTTCCTTGGTTCGTGTATGACAAGGATGCTGCGGGGTTCGTATTTGCGACTACGGTTAACGCGCCTACGGCTGCGAATGCGCATATCGGTTCTCGGCTTTGCTTCAAATCGTCCGCGCGCGCCGCGCAATTCGGCAAGCAATTCGCCGACCTTTACAACAAGGTTTTCTTGTAATGTGTTTCACTATAAAACAAAGTAGCAATGAACAACAAGACAATGGGCAAGGATATTGCCAACCCAATCCAGCGTGAACAGTTCATCAAGGACAACGCGGATGCGTGCGAGAACAAGGGTTACATGAAAGCGTACACCCCGGAAGAACTGCAAGGACACAAAGAGAAACTTGCGAACGTTTCCATTGAGATTTCCGAAATCGAAAACGAGATTAAGGAAATCAAAAAGGAGTACGCCGAACGCTTGAAGCCTTTGAAAGAGGCACGCGAAAACATGGTTTCCAACATCAAGGCGAAAGCCGAATATGTGAACGAAGTTTGTTATCGTTTCACCGACCGCGATGCCAAGATGACGGAGTATTACAACCGCGATGGCGACCTTGTGGAAATGCGCCCGGCAACCGCCGAAGAGTTGCAGCCAACACTATTTATGAACGCACAATATATGAACACCGCCGCCGTAAAGGATGGCACAAACGATTAAAATATGAACAACGAGAAAATGAACATCAATCTTGCACCGGGAATGAATGAAATCATCATCCGCGAGGGTGCAGCACCAAAGGTTCTTGACCCGAAAGCCCCGGTCAAGATGAACATCAACGGAACAATCGGCGCGCCCGTGGAGTTCTTGAAGAAGCGTATCAACGCCGGACAATTTGAGCAGAAGAATTGCCACATCATCGTTGACCGCGAGAACATCACCATCGAACTTGTGGTGAACGAATCCGATGAATACACACGCGGCACAATCAAGGGAACATTGCAGTTCCATCCCAAGTTCATTGAATTTGGCATCAACACGGGCAAGGTGTGGTCGCCGTTTGACTTTTCGATGTTCTGCAAGATGAACCGCGCGTTCTTTACAGACAAGAACGCAAACATGACCTTGGTTTCGGCTTGCAAGAATTTCACGGCAACCGTGAACAACGCCATCGAAAGAAGCATCAAGGAGAACGGCGACCGAACGGACAATTTCGCCCAAGTGGTCAATTCCAACTTGCCGGAATCGTTCACGCTTTCAATCCCTGTTTTCAAGGGTGGCGACAAGGAGAACTTGGAGGTGGAAACATTCGCCAAGATTGACGGACGCAACGTTGCATTCGTGTTGATGTCGCCGGGTGCGGAAGAAACGCTTGAAACATTGCGCGACACCGCGATTGACAAGGAACTTGAAGCAATCAAGGAGACTGCCCCGGAAATCGCAATCATCGAAATCTAACAACAAGGCAATCCCGCCGCCTTTCCATCCGGTCGGGTGGCGGGAAAGCCATTAAAACGCATTCAGCATGAAAGATTCATATTATTTCCAGCATGACTACAACGCGCGAAACGACCCCAAGTTGCAAGACGTGTTGATTGAATTGGGCGTTGAGGGCATCGGCATTTATTGGTGTATCATCGAACAACTATATGAGCAAGGCGGAACGTTGCCGTTGCGTTACTGCAAAAGCATTGCATTTGCATTGCATGTGGATTACAAGACCATTGAACGACTTGTGAACAATTACGGATTATTCGCCAATGATGGTGAAAATATGTGGTCGGATAGTGTTTTGAAGCGTTTAGACAAGCGAAAGGATATTTCCGACAAGCGCAAGCAAGCGGCAATCGCAAGATGGCGGCAAAACCTTGACAATCAACGGCAAACGACAATTCAAGATGGTAATGAAGAAACGTCCGGAGATACACAAGCAATACAAACGCAAAGCACAAGCAATGCAAATGCAGAACATAAAGAAAAGAAAAGAAAAGAAAAGAATAATATATCTACTAACGTAGATACGTCAACTTTCGTTGACGCGCCGGAGCAAAAAAGGGAATTTTCGGTTGATTATTCAAGATTGTTGGCATTATGGAAAGAACAATGCCCATCATTCCCACAACCGCGTTCCCTTGCTGATGATGACAAACGCAAGATTCGGCAAAGGTTTGGCGAAATGATGACCGCAAAAGACCCGGAAACGGCATACCAGCGCATCAAGACGATATTCCAAACCGTCAACGCGTCCGATTTCTGCCAAAAAGGTAAATGGTGTACATTCCGATGGATATTCACGAACGCGACCAATTGGCGCAAGGTTGAAGATGGCAACTATATAGACCGCCCCGGCGGAAACAATAAAAGAGCAAACGAAGAATGGTAAACAACGAGAACAAGAAACCGACAATGCCAAGCATCGAACAGGTATTGAACGCGATTCGTCAACGCGATATGTTTTCCGGATTCCAGCGTTACCAATACATCAAGCCGGGTTGGTATGACCTTGACAACGCGATGAAGATTGTTGAAGCAATCGGGAAAAGCCGGAATCCGGCGTTCGTCATTGACGATGAAAACCGATTCGCCTTTGAAAATTTCATCAAGTGGGCGCATTGCGACACGTCAATGAAGTGTCTTGACCCTGTATCGGGACAAGTCATCCCCGGCAGACTGAAACGCGGAATCTATATCGCCGGAAACACCGGAACGGGCAAAACGTGGTGCATGGAAATCATGCAAGCGTACATCCAAGCCATCGGAATCAAGGTTTTATGGCATACCGACAACGACCCGCGCCCGTTGTATTGGCGCACAATACGCGCCGATGGTTTGTGTGACGTGTGGGCGGAATCCGGCAACATTCAGCAATACAAGACCGCGCCGATGCTTGCCATTCAAGACCTTGGCAACGAACCGCCGGAAACGCTTTACATGGGCAACCGTCTTGATGTGGTGCGTTACGTCATCGAATACCGGGGTGATATGCACGCCGAAATGACTTTCATCACATCGAATTTGAGGATGGGCGGCGAAATCCTCAAAGAACGGTATGGCGACCGCGTATCAAGCCGATTGCAAGAAATGTGCAACTATCTTGTGATAAAAGGCAAAGACCGCCGCAAACTTTGATTTGGATTACTAACAATGAAAATTTACAATTATGAACGAAATCATCCAATCAAGCGTGTATAAAACGCAAAAGGGAACGCCCGTGACCGATTCCGTCAAGGTGGCACAGGTGTTCGGCAAGATGCACAAGAACATAATGAAGTCCATCCGCAACATCATGGGGTCGGCTCAAAATTTAGCCAACGAACATTGGTTTGCCGAAACCACATACACGTATGCACAAGGGAAGCGGCAACCCATGTTCTTGATGAACCGCGATGGCTTTTCCTTGCTTACAATGTCATTGACCGGAGAAAAGGCAATGGCGTTCAAGGTGGCATTCATCAACGCATTCAACAAGATGGAGGAAACAATAAAGGGACTTGCGCCAGCATCCCCGGCGATTCCTCAAACGTTCGCACAGGCTTTGCGCCTTGCGGCGGAACAGGCGGAAACAATCGAAAGCCAACAAAAGCAGATTGAAGCGCAAGCCCCGAAAGTGGCATTCGCGACCGCCATCATCAATTCCCCGTCATCGTGCGGGATTGATGAACTTGCAAAGATTCTGAAACAAAACGGCGTGGATTTCGGGGAAATCCGGCTTTTTCAATGGTTGCGCGACAACGAATATTTGTGCAGCGTTGGAACGGCACGAAACCAGCCAACACAAAAAGCCCTTGACCTTGGCTTGTTTGAACTGAAACCGCAAACGTGGACAAACCCACGGACGGATGAAGTGATGACCACCACGCGAACGATGGTGACGGGAAAAGGCAAGGAATATTTCATCAACAAATTCATCTATAATGCAGAGAGGAAGAAAAGCCAATGAAAATTTATGTATCGGGCAAGATTTCGGGCTTGCCAATCGAAGAAGCAAAGCAACGGTTCGCAAATTCGCAAGCGTTGCTTGAATCAATCGGGTTTGAAGTTGTGAACCCGTTGGAATTTGGGTTGTGTGACGAAAAGGCATCTTGGGAATCGCACATGGTCAAGGACATCGAATTGTTGTTTGGTTGTGATGCCATTTACATGATGGACAATTGGACGGGAAGCACGGGCGCGGGCATTGAATATGACATCGCCTTTCGTCTTGGCAAGGACATTTGGTTTGAATCCAGCTTTGCCCGTGACAACCGGAACGTGATGCGCATCCAAAACGCCATCCACGAAGTGATGGGCTTGAAGTTTTCGGATTATATCACTAAGTCGCGCAAGCGTGATGGGTTCTATGCGCGCATGATATTCGTTCACCATTGCCGGGCAATGAAAATGAAGTTGACGAAGATTGCGCAATATGTCCACCGTGACCATTCATCCATGTTGCACTTGTTGAAGAAGTACAACGATGATATGCGATTCAACCCGCCGTTTAGAGATTTAGCCACGAAAGTGAATGATATATTAAATAGATAAGTTACAATGCACAAATTTGATTATCGTTGGACTTTGGCGGATGCCCATTTCACCAAAGACAAAGGCACGGTTTTTTCGTGCTTTGCTTGTGGGGGGGGGGTAGTTCTATGGGCTACAAGTTAGCCGGATTCGATGTGATAGGATGCAACGAAATAGACCACCGCATGATGTTCACATATTGCAAGAATCACAATCCACGTTTCCCTTTCCTTGAACCGATTCAGACATTCAAGGATAAACAGGATTTGCCGCCGGAGTTATTCAACCTTGACATCTTGGATGGTTCACCGCCTTGTTCCACATTCAGCATGGCGGGAAGCCGTGAAGAAGCATGGGGAAAGATGAAGAAGTTCCGGGAGGGACAAGCCGAACAAGTTCTTGACACGTTGTTTTTCGATTTCATCCAGCTTGCAAAGCGGTTGCAACCGAAAGTCGTTGTTGCGGAAAACGTGAAAGGATTGTTGCTTGGCAGCGCGAAAGAGTATATGACAAACATTTATCGTGGCTTTGATGATGCCGGATATTATGTGAACCATTACTTGCTTGATGCCCAAACGATGGGTGTTCCTCAAAGGCGGCAACGTGTGTTTTTCGTGTGCTTGCGCAAAGATTTGGTCGGGTTCGTTCCTTGCGAACAAACGTTGTTTGAAACCTTGCCAAGATTGAATATGAATTTCAATGAAGCGGTAATTCCTTTCAAGGATGTTGCCGATGGCATGGGTGATGGCGTTGATTCACCGAAAATGCGCAAATGTTGGGAATTACGCATGGATGGCGATTCGGATTTGTCAAACGCGAATGAACGAGAGTTCGGGAAAAGTGGAATGTTCAACAATCAATATGTCTATCCGGACAAGGTTTCGCCAACGCTTGCAGCGCGAAAAGATTGCTTGATACGTTTTGACATACCAAAGTATTTGAGCGCATCCGAAGTTTGTTGCATTTCGTCATTTCCGCAAGATTACGAATTTGGGGGTCAAATACCCCATTACGTTTGCGGAATGAGCGTTCCACCCGTGATGATGGCACAAGTGGCATCCCGTATATATGACCAATGGTTATCAAAAATTAGAAAATAGGATTATGAACAAAGTTGAATTATTCAATGACCATTTTCAGAATTTCAAGGTTTATGGCATACCAAAGGCGCAATTGATTATTGCCGACCCGCCATATAACCTTGGAAAGAACGCATACGCCAGCAATCCATCGTGGTATGTTGACGGGGACAACAAGAATGGGGAATCGGACAAAGCCGGAAAGGAGTTTTTCGACACCGACAAGGATTTTCGCCCGGCGGAATTTATGCACTTTTGTTCGCAAATGCTTGTGAAAGAGCCAAAGGAATCCGGGAAAGCACCTTGCATGATTGTGTTTTGTGAGTTTGAGCAACAATTCAAATACATCGAACTTGGCAAGCAATACGGATTCAACCATTACATCAACCTTGTGTTCCGCAAGAACTTTTCCGCACAGGTATTGAAAGCCAATATGCGAATCGTTGGAAATTGCGAATATGGCGTGTTGCTTTATCGCGACAAATTGCCAAAGTTCAACAATGATGCCGTTGGTGGCGGAATGGTGTTCAATTGCATTGATTGGGGACGTGACACGAAAACGCCAAAAGTGCATCCGACACAAAAGCCCGTGCCATTGCTGCAATACCTTATCCGCATATTCACCGACCCCGGCGATGTTGTCATTGACCCGTGCGCCGGAAGCGGTTCAACGCTTTTCGCCGCAAAGGAACTTGGGCGGCGCGCATACGGATTTGAAATCAAAAAGGACTTTTTCAAGGCGGCACAAGAAAAGGTTTTGAGCCGCCCTATTCAAGCAAGTTTGTTCTAAAATGAAATACGAAAATATTCCAAAAAAATGTCAATCATGCGTATTTGTGGCGGACATAATACCGAAAGACAGAATCAAAGGTGTTTGGCATTGTGAATGTCTGATGTATCGGAAATTCCGCTTGAAATGCGGGAAGCGCAAAGAAAACCGATAATTATTCAAGGCGGTACAAGACAAAGTTTTGAACCGCGCTATTCAACAAGTTTATTCTAATAAATAAAAAATTATGAAGTTATTATTTTTCGACCTTGAAACAACAGGAACAAACCCCGGAAGAAACGGAATCCATCAAATTTCCGGTCAAGTCGTAATTGACGGAATCGTGAAAGAATCGTTTGATTTCCACGTCCAGCCAAACCCGAAAGCAGCCATTGAGGATGAAGCCTTGGCGGTTGCGGGTGTTACCCGTGAACAAATCGCGCAATATCCGGCGATGGGTACGGTGTACCGTCAATTTGTCGCAATGCTTGGCAAGTACGTTGACAAGTACAATTCAAAGGACAAGTTCTTTTTGGTTGGGTACAACAACGCCGCATTTGACAATCAATTCTTGCGCGGATTTTTCTTGCAGAACAACGACAAGTTCTTTGGTTCATGGTTTTGGGCAAATTCAATGGACGTGATGGTTCTTGCGACCGTGTATCTTGCAAACAAGCGCACGGAAATGGAGAATTTCAAGTTGTCAACGATTGCGGCAACGCTTGGCGTGCAAGTGGATGGTGATTCGTTGCACAATGCAATGTATGACATCGAATTGACAAAGGCGGTGTTTGACATCGTGACGGACATTAACGTTTAGAACATCTTTCGCAACAATGAAAACTTTATTCCTTGATGTCATGTTGAATGACCGATTTGTTTGCACGTTGAAATACAAGTTTTGTCCATTGTTCCCAATCGAACTTGGCGACTTGATGAAGTTCATCGAAAGCAAACGCCCATCGTTAAAGGGCAAAGATTATCGAATTGCATTCTAATATTCGCAACAATGAAAACAACAAATGAAAGGATATTCGCCAACGACATAAAGATGTCATATTGGCAACAAGATAATTGCATGAGGTGCGCCAAGGCGGTATGGTACAACACCCAGCTTGGCAGATGCCCGAAATACAAATGCGCATTGCAACGCGACATGGAAGTGCAAGCAGCCGGGGACATGGAAATCAACGAAAGGTCATTCAACGCGTGCCACAACGCCAAGATTTGCCCTTTCATCAAGCCAAAGGAACAGGAATCCGCGCCGGGCGATGAAATCCTTGATTTCTCAAAGGGTGAATCCATGTTCAACGAAACGGCGGTGTTCAATCAAATTGAACAAGCCCCGGAAATTGAACACGGACACGAAGAAAAGCCAACGCCGGAAGAACTGAAAGCGGTGGAAAAACGGATGTATGACACCATCTTTGAAAAGGAGATTGTGAACAATATCAATGGTTTGTCGCCGATGATGACCGAAAAGCAATTCAAGGAGAGTGTGCGCCATGATACCGATTGGATAATGAAAACATTCACGTTCAACGAAAACATGATGATTGCTTTCGTGCCATTGGTCATTTCGCATTTGGCGTGGGTGTATGCCGAAAAGGTGATGAAGTATTGCGCAGAACACAAGATTCCGGAAACCGTCAAGTTGTCCCGTGCCGTGAAGCACGTCCGCCAAGAATATGTTGATTCCTTGAAAAATGACTTGGATGCAAGGCACATCCAGCATATAGAAAAGCAGACGGAGGAATTTTTCAAGGAGTACACAAGCGATTTCACGATATTTTGGTATTGTGTCAATTCGCAGTATAAGAAGCAATTTCCGGGCGACATCTACAAGGACATGAAAACGGATGCGTTCCTTGGTGTCCTTATGTGCCGTTTCCTTGTTGACCACAACAAGCGCATGGACAAGATAATTGAAGCCAAGATGGGATTTGCCCAAAGCATCAAAAACCCATACATGGATAAGTTGGAAACCTGTTTGGATGCGTATTGCGGAAACCAAGTCATCGAATGTGACACCAACATCAAGGCGTGCTTGAAAGTCCTTGAAAAGAACATCAACGAGATTGATTTTGAAATAACCGGGTAAGTTTAACACAATAAATTTTGAAAACATGAATTTCAACAAATTGGCAAAAGAATCCCATGCCAACGCCGTGAAGCACGGATTTTGGGAAAAGCGAGAGAGCAACGAGCATTGTTTGATGCTTGTCGTTTCGGAGATTGGCGAAATGGTTGAAGCGCATCGAGCCGGGAAGCGCGCCAACCTTGAAGTGTACAATGATGGAACGTTCAACAGTAGCGAGAATTTCAAAGTTCTAATCAAGGACACCTTGGAAGATGAAATGGCGGACGTTGCCATTCGTCTTGGCGACCTTGCCGGAGCGTTGGGCGTGGACTTTGACAAGATGAATCCTTGCAAGTATCATCGCGCATTTGACAAGTTCACATTCACGGAAAACGCATTTGCCTTGACCAAAGGTTTGTGCCGTGACATCATCGGCATTGAAAAGCGCATCCAATTCGGTTTGGAGTACGTCACCAAATGGGCGAAGTCCATCAACATTGATTTGGATTGGCACATTGGCGAAAAGATGAAGTATAACGCAACGCGACCGCCGAAACACGGAAAGGCGTATTAACCAAGTGCAATGCAAATGCACAACAAAAGCATTGCTTATGCGGTATATCGTCATAACCGAAAACCCAATGACCGGGGAACGCACAACGGTTGAAACCAAGGATTTTGAATCCTTGCGGATTGACCAATCCCAAATCGTTGCCATCGTTGACAAGTCAGACCAGCAAGTGACTTATGACGGGGAAACGTGGTGCAGTTATGAAAAAGTATATAACACTTAATTCAAAAAATCATTATGTTACAAATTGAAGTAATCGGAAACATCGGCGCGGATGCCGAAATCAAGGAGTTTGGCGGCAAGAAATATGTGTCATTCAACGTGGCACATTCGGAACGCCGCAAGGATGCCAACGGCACAACGGTTGAATCAACAACATGGGTGTCCGTTCTTTCGTTCGGCGATGGCGGCGGATTGACGCAGTATTTGAAGCGTGGCGCAAAGGTGTTTGTTCGTGGTCGTATGAGCGTGAAGCAATACCAAGACAAGAACAAACATTGGCAAGTTGCCGTGAACTGCAATGCAAGCGAAATCCAGCTTTGCGACATCAAGGGCAACGGCAATGCAGCAGTCGCGCCCGCCGCGCAACCCGAAAACGCCGATGGCTTGCCGTTCTAATGAAACACGACAATATCATTGCCATTGACCCGGACAAGGAAAAGTCCGGCGTGGCGTTCCTCAAAGTCAAGACAAGACAATTGGAGGTGACAAACCTTTCATTCCCTTTGTTGCTTGAATACTTGCAGCACGCGAAAGCGAAAAGGGATGAAACGGGCGAATCCTTGATTGTGGTCGTTGAAGCCGGGTGGATGAACAAGAAGTCTTGTTTCCATGCCGCACAAGGCAAACAGGCGGAAAAGATTGCAAAGGATGTCGGCGCGAACCATGAAACCGGGCGCAAAATCATCGAAATGTGCGAACATTGGGGAATCGAAGTCTTGCCACACATCCCGTTGTTGAAGTGTTGGAAAGGCAAAGACCGCAAGATAACACATGAGGAACTTGCATCATTCACGGGAATCATGGGAAGAACGAATCAAGACGCACGCGATGCCGCGTTGCTTGCGTGGAGTTATGCCGGATTGCCCGTCCGCATGAAAGCATAAGTGGATAACTTTTTGATAACTTAATTCGATAAAGGGTGTTTTATAGTGAAACGCCCTTTATCTTTGCATTGCATTTGCATAATATCAAAAAGTTACATATATGAAACCAATAAATTTCAAGCAATCCACAAAGGTATTGCAGAAGCCCGGCACATTGTCGGATTCGGAGTGTGGCACGTTGCCCGTTTGGTGTGATGGCAAACAATGTGTGTCATGTTGGAAGCCATCAATCAAGGAAAGAATCAACATCTTGTTCGGCGGCAAGGTGTGGTTGGGCGTAATGTCCGGAAAGACACAACCGCCCGTTTTCGTTGCCGGGGAACGTGTTTTTCAGAAAACGCCGTTTTTAACCCATTTGAGGGCGTCTTTTATTTCAGTTGGTGAAGTTATCGCGAAAGCGTGCAAAAGCCTTGCAGAAGCCGCCAAAATGCCCGACAAGCGCAAGCATTACAAAGTTGGAATGACAATCGGTTTGATTGTGGGCGTTATTTCCGCCTTTTACGTTGGTTTGGCATGGGGCGCGTTGATTGGATTCATCGCCGGATGTATTGCCGGAGCAATCAAGGAATGGTGGGATTCAAAGGGACATGGAACGGTTGAATTGATGGATTTCGTATTCACCGCGATGGGCGCAGCGTCCGGCGCGTGCGTTTCCGTTCCTGTTATGATGTTGTTGCGCTTATTCATTCAGCTATGACGAAAATCATTGAAACCAACATCGAAAGTCTTGTGCCGGACAACAAGAATTTCAACAAGGGAACGGAATATGGCGACCGATTGATGGATGAATCATTGCGCAAATTCGGATTGGCACGTTCCATCGTTATTGACAAGAACAACCGCATCATCGCCGGAAACAAGACCGCAGAGAAAGCCGCCGACATTGGATTCACCGATGTTTTGGTGGTGGAGGTTGACGGAAACCAGCTTGTCGCGGTAAAGCGAAAAGACATTGACCTTGATTCCGCCAAGGGACGTGAACTTGCGCTTGCAGATAACGCCACAAGCAAAGCCAACCTTGCATGGGATGAATCCTTGATTGAAGAAGTTTCACAACAATGGGGTTTTGAACCGCAAGAATGGGGCGTTGATGTTTCCGTGCAAGAAGAACCCGAACAAGAAGAATCATCGGGGAAAAAGGAAATATCAACCCGGTTGATTGTTGAATGTGGCGATGTCACAAAGTTGTCGTTGTTGTTTAGCGAACTGCAAGACCGTGGCTTTTCGGTCGAACTGAAAGAGTGATTAAAGTGATAAAAATCAACTAAAAAAGGCAATTATGGCAAAGTATAGACCAAAGATTGTAAACCAAATTGTCGGGCTTGTCAAGTCGGACACATACACAATCGCCGAGATTTGCCGCCAAGTGGGAATAACACCAAAGACATTCCATCAATGGAAAGAAGAACATCCGGAGTTTGGGCAAATGATTGCAGATGCCAAAGATGAACGGATGCAATTCTTTGTTCAAGAAGCCAAGAAATCATTGTTGAAAAAGATACAAGGGTATGACGTAACGGAAACAAAGGTTGTCACCGTTCCCGGCAAGGTGAAAGACGAGAAAGGCAACCCGAAACCGATTATCAAGGAGCAGACGAACACAAAGAAGCACATCCAAGCGGACACGGCGGCAATCATATTCACGTTGACCAATGGCGACCCGGAACATTGGAAGAACAAGCAATCAACGGAAGTGACCGGGAAAGATGGAAAGGATTTGTTTGCGAGCAAGACCGATGAGGAATTGGCAAGCACAATCGAAGAACTGAAAAGGAAATTGGAGTAATGGCAGCAACAAGAAGCGAACGGATTCAGCTTATCCAAGCGATGCAAGAACGGCTTTATCGTGAAAGTCGTTCCGATTTGTTGCGCTTCACACTTGCCACGATGCCAACATTCCGCCCGGCTGATTTCCATCGCCGATATTATCACGTCTTATCCAAGTTTGCGGATGGTGGCGTGAAAAAGTTGATGGTGTTCATGCCGCCGCAGCATGGAAAATCCGAGGGTTCAACGCGCCGTTTGCCCGCGTACCTGTTAGGACGCAACCCGGACTTGCGCTTGGCGGTCGTTTCCTATTCGGCAACAAAGGCGAAGAAGTTCAACCGCGAAATCCAACGTGTTATTGACACGCCGGAGTATCACAACATATTTCCGGAAACAACGCTTGGTCAATCCAGCTTTGCCGATGATTCCGGGCGTGGTTACATCCGCACAACCGAAGAATGCGAGATTGTGAACCATGTTGGCGGATTCAAGACGGTGGGCGTTGGTGGTGCGTTGACAGGTGAACCCGTGGACATCCTAATCATGGATGACATTTACAAGGACGCGAAAACGGCATGGTCGCCCATTGTCCGTGAAAATATATCCGATTGGTACGATACCGTTGCCGAAACCCGTTTGCACAACGATTCGCGCCAATTGATTGTGTTTACACGATGGCATGAAGATGACCTTGCGGGCAAATTGTTACGCGAACAAGGCGTTTATGATGCCAAAGACAACCCGAATGGATGGGTTGTCGTGGTGTACCAAGCCATCAAGGAGGGCGCGCCGACCGAATACGACCCAAGACAAGAGGGTGAACCATTATGGGCGGAACGACACAACCTTGAAAAGCTGCAAGCCATCCGGAAGCGCAATCCACAAGTGTTTGAATCCCTGTATCAACAAGACCCGCAACCGCGCGCCGGATTGATGTATGAAGCCGGATTCGTTGAATACCTTGTGCGCCCGGCAACGATGCAGTTGCAACGCCGTTGTTATGTGGACACCGCCGACACGGGCGCGGACTACCTTTGCGCCATCGTGTATGACGAAACGGAAATTGGCAATTACATCGTTGATGTGCTTTACACGACAAAGCCCGTTGAGTTCACCGAACCCGCCCTTGCCAAGATGTTGACGAAACACGGCGTGGCGCAATGTATTGTCGAAGCGAACAACGGCGGTCGCCTATTCAAGAACAACGTGGAAAGGCAATGCCGTTTGCTTGGCAATGGCAAGACCAAATTCACATCCTTTGCCCAGCGCGAGAACAAGGACACGCGCATTTATTCCCATTCGGCGATGGTTCAGAACTTGACATTCATGCCGCAAGGATGGAAACATTTGTTTCCGGAGTTTGCAAAGGCGATTTGTGGCTATCTGAAAGCCGGACGCAATGAACATGATGACGCGCCGGACGCATTGACCGGAACGATTGAGAAACGCAAGCAAGGCAAGCAAACGAGCGTTGCCGCCCTGTTTGGTCAAGTATAATCAAAACAACAAAAATGATATGACGATACAAGAAATTTTTCAGCTTGCAACGGCAAACGATGTGATTTCCGAATTGAAGTCTTGCCGTTTCATTCCACAACCCGATGTGGAGAGTGCAAACAAAGCACTTGACCCGAAGTTGCATGATATTATGTCGCCGATAATGCGCCCGGATAAGCGCGTTCAAGTTTCGGCGGATGATGAAGCGGATTCCGCGCAAAAGGTTATTTCAACCGATGGAGAAAGCACCAATTTCAAGACGGTACGCGTGGCGCGTGTCGCCGTTGCACTCCAAAAGTTGATAATCAAACGCGCGGTGTCATTCGTGTTCGGTAATTCCCCGGCTTACAATTCAACACCGGAGAACGAACAGGAAGAAGCCGTTGCGCGCGCCCTTGACCGCATTTTGTATGGCGTGAAGTGCAAATCGTTGAACCGCAAGATTGGACGTTCCATTTTCGGATATAAGGAAGCCGCCGAATATTGGTATCCGGTTGAAAGCCCGAACACGAAATATGGCTTTCCATCGCAATTCAAGATGCGTTGTACCATCTTTTCTCCCGCCTATGGTGATACGCTTTACCCATATTTCGATGAAACGGGCGACATGGTGGCGTTTTCACGTTCCTTTGCCCGAACACGCGATGGTGTTGTCACGAACTATTTTGAAACGTTCACGGACACCGAACATTGGTTATGGATAAACGGCGCGAACGGATTTGATTGTGTTGATGGTTATCCCAAAAAGACGGGAATCAACAAAATTCCTGTAATATACGGACACCAACCGGAGTTTGAAACCGAGGATGTGAACGCGTTGATTGACCGATTGGAAACCTTGTTGTCGAACTTTGCCGACACGAACGATTATCACGCAAGCCCGAAGATTTTCACCACCGGACAAATCAACGGATGGGCGCAGAAAGGCGAATCCGGCGCGGTCATCGAGGGCGAAGAGGGCGCAACAATGCAATATGTGTCATGGCAGCAAGCACCGGAAGCGGTCAAGTTGGAGATTGACACGTTGTTGAAGCTGATTTACACCATCACGCAAACGCCCGACATTTCCTTTGATGCGGTCAAGGGATTGGGCGCGATGTCCGGTGTGGCGTTGAAGTTGCTTTTCATGGACGCACATTTGAAAGTGCAAGACAAGTGCGAAATCTTTGATGATTACTTGCAACGCCGTGTGAATGTCATCTTGGAGTATATCGCGCAGATGAACACCAGCTTGACGGATGCGTGCGAATCCATTATGATTGAACCCGAAATCATCCCTTATATGATTACGTCAGATATTGACGATTTGAACTATTGGATGACCGCCAACGGCAACAAACCCGTTGTGTCGCAAGAAGAATCCATCATCGGCGCGGGTATTTCCAAGAATCCGGAAATGACCATGAAGAAGTTGGAAGAACAGGACACGCGCGACAATTCATTCATCATCGGTGAACCGCAATTGGAGGGCGATGCGTAATGCCACGTTATCCAAGAACAACAAGAACCCCGGCAAAGGAACAAGCGAAAAAGCCACAATTCCGATGCCGGGATTGCGCGGAATCATACGATTGGCATTCCAAGGCGATTGATGGGCATTTGATATTGTGCCGTTGCAAGCAAGACCACAAGACGGAACACGGGCGATGGTGCAAGTTCCTCAATGACATACAATGTGAACATTTCAAACCAAGAAAGAATGAGTAAAACGAACCTTTGCGACAACTGCAAATATTGGGTGCGTGCGCTTGACAATCTTTATTGTTGCGTATGCGCCAAATGCCATCCGGGGGATGATGGGTTTTGGCGTTGTCGCTATTACACCAAGAAGTAATGGCAAAAAGGCAGAAAACAACACGATTTTCCATTCAAGGATGGGACGCAAGGCATTACAGGACAACGGACGCGTATGTTCAAGCAGTGCAAAGCCTGTATGATAAGGCGACAACGGCAATCACAAGGGCGGCAGCGCGCGGCAAGATTGACCCCGACAAGCCTTTTTCGTTTGATATGTACCCATCCGTGAAAAAGGAGATGCAGCGCATCACGGAACAATTGGCATCCCGTGTGACAACCGTCATCGAATCCGGTTCAAAGAAACAATGGCTTTTCGCTTGTGCCAAGAATGACGGGTTCATTTCATCCATCATGGACACATCCAAGTTGAGCAAGGCACGCTTGAAGAAGATGCAAGACCGCAACTTGGATGCGCTTTCGGCGTTCCAAAGTCGCAAGGTGGAGGGAATGAACCTTTCGCAACGCGTATGGAAGTACGTTGACCAATACAAGGCGCAAATGGAATCCGCCCTTGATGTCGGACTTGGTGAGGGAAGAAGCGCGGATGAACTATCCCGCGATGTCCGGCAGAACTTGCGCGAACCGAACCGATTGTTCCGGCGTGTTCGTGACAAGCGCGGAAACCTTGTGTTGTCAAAGAATGCCCGTGCCTATCATCCCGGACAAGGCGTTTATCGTTCCAGCTACAAGAACGCGATGCGCTTGACACGTTCGGAAATCAATATGGCGTACCGGGAAAGCGATTACCAACGATGGCAACAATTGGATTTCGTTGTTGGATTTGAAATTCACCGGAGCAACCACGAACCATTGTGCAAGTGCGATATTTGTTCAAAGTTGGTTGGGCGTTACCCCAAGACATTCAAATTCAAAGGGTGGCATCCACAATGTATGTGTTACGCCACGCCCATCTTGATGGATGAAGAAACTTTCGATGCAAATGAACTTGGCGACCTTAAAGCAGCTTTGCACGGCACGGAATACAAGCATTTGCAAGCAAAGAACGCCGTGCCCGAAATGCCAAAGGAGTTCATGGAATGGGTAAAAGACCATATCGAAGCGCAAAAAGGATGGTCATCAACGCCATATTTCATCCGGGACAACTTTGTTGATGGGCGACTTGACAAGGGATTAAAAATCGCAATGCCGACAATCGAACCATCCGGAAAGGTTGATTTCCATGTCCCATTTGAACAATTGCCCGTTGATGAACGCATCAAGTTCAACAATGAAATGACAAACCGCGTCAATGATGATTGCGATTTGATTGATGCTTGTCGTTTGTATGGCATTGATGCGGCATGGTACGACCAAATGACGGATGAAATAAGCATTCAACACCAATATTGGCGCGTTCCGGAACTGAATGCAGCCCGTGACCGACTGAAAGCGCAATTGATGGCAAAGATTGAGGAAACCCGGATGATGGCGCAAAAAATATTGTCCGAGTATGAAGCAGCAGCCAAAAGCGCGGAAGAATGGGTTGGCGATACAACAAGCATTGTGCGTTATGCGCGTGACACATTCAACGATGAAGCATCCGAGCAATACCCGAATTATAAATCCATTCTCAAATCTGCAAATGGTGGCGCGTTGGACGTTTCCAAGTTGCGCGCATCCGTTGACAAGGCAAAGGCGGATTACAACAAGGCAATTGCGGATGCAAAGGCGTGTGTGGCGAAGTATGACGGGAATGTCGATGTGTCCAGCTTGAAAGCGTTGATAAACGAAAACCGCACGACATCACGCAATGCAAAGGTCATCACAACGGACATCACAAAAGAGATTGAAAGGGTGGAAACATTTGCAAACAACAAAGATTTGGTTGCTAAGAACGACAACGAAACCGCGCAAATGCTTGGAATTGAAAAAGGAACACCGATGACGTTTGAGGAAGCAGACAATCATCGTGCGAATGAAAGTTACAATAAAGGTAGAATTGAAGCATGGAAAGAACAAACAACATTCGCGATGAGGAAGAACGATGACAACCCATATCACATCAATTGCCAATCTTGCGTTGTTGCACATGAATTGCGTATGCGTGGACTTGATGTTGAAGCCCAACCGAATTATGACCGTAGTGGAACGAAGCCAACCGAATTGTCTTATGACACGAACAAAATATGGATAGACCCAGAAACAGGGAAAGAACCTTTGTGTGAATGGATGACAAACCAATTCACGCGAAATTCTGCAAAGGCGGCAGCATCCGCCGTTAAGTGGTACGAAGAAATGACAAAAACACCCGGTCGTTATTCGTTGACTTATCGTTGGAAAGTTAAACAATGGAAAGGCGGACACATCATCGTTGCCGAGCGTCTTGCGGATGGAACATTGCGAGTGTATGACCCACAAACGGGACGCACAAGAACCTTGGAGGATATTTGCAAAACGTTGAATTGGGGAACTTACAGGACTTGCGGAATCCAACGTGTTGACAAGATGGCAATCAATCTTGACATGATAGATGGAATTGTTCGCAAACGACAATAAGAAACGCGGATGGCGCATTAAGAACCATCCGCGTTTGTTTAATCATTGAAATAACCAATTATCGAATTGATTGAATCCGGGGAAGCAAAACGCGCTTTCCTTTGCTTTACCAATACGAAAGTTGGCAATCCGATTGTTACATTGCCATCATTCCCGACTTGTGTTTTCACCTTAAACACGTTGAATCCTTTTGGTTTCCAAAAACCAACGAAATCAACACCGGAGCGAAAGCCATTCCGCCTTGCGAAAATGGTCGCGGTGATTGCGTCATTGTTTGCCATTTGAATTTGGGTTTTTGCGATTCGTTTTCTTGCGTTGAATCACCCCACGGCGGATGATTACCTTATTGTTGCGGTATGGCTTTTGTTCCGTGATGCCATAATTCCACAACCTTGAAGCAGACACGCCAAGTTCATGCGGCGTGAAATGGTCATATATGGCGGCGATTGAACCGAAATAATGGTTGTCATCGTCACCGAATGAAACATGATAAATCGTTTGTCCGTACATTGTCATATCTTACAATAAAATGCCCTGTAATGAAAAGCCTTAATCAATTCGTCTATTTTGAAGATGTTGAACGCGCGGGATAGCGTTTCTTTCAACGATTGACCGACCATATCTTTCGGCAAATACCCGGTTTCAATGTCAAGTGTTATTTCAACGATGTTGTTGTTATCAATGGCGCATATATAACCGCGTTTGTCGCATGGCGTAAACAAAAATCTTATTCGTTCCTTGTAACTACAATCCGGATATGACCATGAATCAACAACGCTTATATTCTTGACAACAAGATGGTCGCCATACGTCTTTTCCGGGGCGTTGATGCTTTTGATTTCGCAATATGCCATATTATTTATTTCTTATTGTTGAACCCGTGAAATCAAACCATTCGCGCGGTGAATCGGTCGCCGCCTTTTTGACCTTGCGATAAAAGCCTTTGTCCAGCTTGCGCAAGCGACCCAACACATCGTGCGGTTGCCAACGGAAATCCGGCATCACCGGGTTGTTGGCGGAATAGATGCCGCCTTGCTTGGGTTCAAAGTGACCGAACGCCACAATCAACCCATCCTTGATGAACACCGTTTCCCGGATGCTTTTGTTGCCCTTGTGTGTCATCGTGACGTGGCGGCATCCGTTGTAATATTCAACAATCCGGCGTTGCATTTCCATTTGTTCCTTGACCTTATCCGCGCGCATCTTGCGAAGTTCAAGAAGATTCACGGCGACATCATGCCGGATGGATGAAACATTGATGGGCGCATCCCCGGTTGCAACGGCGAATGGCAATGTGCCATCCACGAACATTTTCACGGCACGGGCAAAGTTTTCCTTGTCCGTTACTTTGTCGTGCAGTTGTTGCACGAAATCAACATCCAAGTCGTAGCGGCTTGCGATGGATTCAATTTCTTGTCTTTTATCCATGATTTCCATTTTTTATTTGTTCTAATTCAACATACGTTGTCAATCCGCGTTCAACCCAGCTTTTCAACACGTCATCCAACGTTTCTTTTGTGCGGTTTCGATTGATGTAGTCCGGGCAATATGAATCATCTTTTGTTCCAACATCTTGCATGAAACAATGATTCCACTTGTACCAAAAGCAGTTCTTGCAATATCCGTGATTCATGTTACCATATTTCAATTGGCTTTGGATATTTGCGCGCCTTGGTAATGGCAACGGCACGATTCAAAGCCCGGTTAAACGATTCGTAATATCCGAACACCCATTGTTGTTGTGGGTGTTCCTTGGTGAAGATTGGGCAACCATCGGCATCAACCGGGCATCCGGGATTGTTGATGTACACCATGAATTTGCCATCGGTTGCGATGATGGCAACCCATTCCAGCTTGTCAACGTAAGCAGAACCGCCAAAGTCCGTGCATTGTCCATCGTATGCGACCAATTCATGTTCAAACGTGGTAACGCCCGGCATACCCTTAAAAGCAGCCTTGAACGCCATACAACGCGGCGTGTAATAACTTGATTTTGCCATATCACTTGTTGTTGATGATTGCCAATACCTTTTCGTAAATGTCCAAATCAAGGTCGGATGTTACCGATTCGATTTCGTAGTCATAAGGAATGCCCGTTGTTCCGATTTGTCCGGCGGGATTAAGGGTCAAGCAGATGGCGGCGGCATCTGTCGCGTCCATTTCATCCTTGGCGTTGTTGAACTCAATGATGAAGAACTTGTTTGCGTCAACATCGCATCCGTAGTCATCGCGTTCATCCTTGGGGATGAATCTTGAACGTGTGCGGATGTTGTAAGACTTGACCTTGAATTTCCAATTCTTATCAAAAGTCACCATCTTGTTCATGTATTCAGAATCAAGAACTTGTTTGATTGCCTGTTTTACTTGCTTTTCAGTTGCCATATTGTTGCGAAAGTTTTATTTGTTTACCCGTTCGGGTGTGTTTCACTATGAATCACATTGCAAAGATAATAGATTTATTTAATATAACAAGCATTTTCGCCGAAAAAATGCACTTGTAATGCAAATTTGTTGATAAGTCGGGCATAACTTGGGGAAATTTTCGGGGTGTTTCACTATAAAACACGTTATCTTTGCCACGATTTGATTTACTAATAAAAAATTTGTTCGTATGAAGAAAACCATTTTGGCATTACTTGTGGCGAAGTTCCAAGGCGTGCGAAAGGATGCGTTGGGCGTGCTGGCGGGCGTTCTTGCTTTACAGGCAACCAACGAGGATGAAGCGAAAGCCCTTGTTGAGAAAGTCACCGATGCGCAAGTGACGGAATTTGCAAAGGACTATCGCGCCGATGTGGACAAAGAGGTGTCCGAAAGTAACAAGACGTTTGAAACCAACTTGCGCAAGAAGTACGATTTCAAGGAGAAGCAGAGTGAACCCGGCATTCCGCCAACCGAGAATCCGAACGACATTGCCGCAATTGTCAAAGAAGCCGTGGCAGCAGCCGTGAAGCCCTTTGAAGAAAAATTGTCCGGTTACGAAACCAAGAACATTGCCGAAACAAGGCTTGCGGCACTCAATGAGAAGTTGAACGGATGCAAGGATGAAACATTCAAGGCACAAACCTTGAAAGATTTCGCCCGAATGTCATTCGCAACCGATGATGATTTCACGCAATACTTGAACGACAAGGCGGCGGACATCGAAACCGCAAATCAAAACGTGGCGAATGCCGCCCTTGGTGGCGCAAGTGGAAAGCCCATGTTCGCGCAGAAGAACGAAGATGGTATTTCCAAAGGCGTTGCCGATTATGTGGCAAGCCTTAAACCCGAAAACAACGAGTTATCGGGCAAAGAAGTTTAACCCATTAAATTGCAAATTATGTCGTTGATAATTAAAAGAGCAAAGGACAACCGCGTTGTCAAGTGCATTTTGCACCGCATCGCGGACATCCCCGGCGGCGTGACGGTATCAGTCGCCAACCTTGGCGGTTCGTCTTTGTTTGAGGGAACGCCAATTGGCAAGGGCAAGAATGGCGCGTTTGAGGTATGCAAGACCGCACAGGTTATCACCGAAGCGGATGCAGCCGCCACGACCTATGAGGTTGCGAAAGGTCATCATTTCAAGGTGGGCGACCGATTTGCGACCGCAGATTGCAATGGTCAGACCATCACCGCCATTGACAAGTCCAACCCAGCAAAGGACGTTATCACCGTAGGCATAACGCTTGGCGCAATTGTCAAGGTTGGAACTTGCGCGTTTGAATCAAGCGGCGCAAACAAGACCTTGAAAGTTGTTCCGTGCGCCATCGCCGGAAGCAACGAGGACTTGGAACAGGGAAGCAACCTTTTCGTTTCCGCTTGGGTTCACGCCGTTGTCAGAGAGAGCAACGCGCCAATCGTGAATGCCACAATCAAGGCATCCATTGCGTGTGTTTCTTATGTTTAACCCTTAAAACGTATTCGATATGCAGAAATCGTTAATGGTTGGACTTAATGAAAAGGACATGGGCGCGGTCATTCGTACCTATGACCTTAAAGATTATTATTATCCAACCCTTTTCCCACTCAAGGAAACCAATTTCTTGACGTGGAAGATGCTGGAAGCACAATCGGGCTTGAAGATTGCCGCCGACCTTGTTAGTCGTGGCGCGACAATTCCACGCAAGACCCGTGAAGCCATTTCACGCATCCAAGGTGACATCCCCAAGATTACCATTTCGCGCGAGAAGAACGAGGATGAATTGACCGAATATGACATCATGGTTGCCATGTCGTCAAACAATCCCGACTTGAAAGCACTTGTGGAGTTTTGGGCGGAAGATACCAAGTTTTGTTGGGATGGCGTTGCCGCCCGTGCCGAATGGATTGCATTGAAGCAAATTTCACTTGGCAAGGTGACATTCACCAACTCAAACAACGCGGCAATCGTCACCGAATATGACGTTGATTATCTTATCCCGGCGGAGCAGAAAATCGGCGTTTCCGTTTCGTATTCAACAGGCACAGGCGCAAAGCCTTTGACCGTGGACATTCCAAAAGCCTTGAAGTTGGGCAAGAAACTCTATGGCGCAACTTACAAGTTTCTTTTTATGAACGTTGACACATTCGAGAAGTTCGCATCCCAAGAGGAAGTTTACAAGAAGTGTGCGTCATTCGTTCAGAACGTTGTCGGTTCACAGGATGCGCCCGACCTTGCAACGGTCAATGCGTACCTTGCCAAGAAGAAAGAACTTTATCGCGGTTTGCAAATCATCGTGATTGACCAAGACATCACGCTTGAACTTGCGGACGGTTCACGCTTGACGGAAAATCCGTTTGAGGATGACGTGATGTTGTTCAGCGAAAGCAAGGTTCTTGGCAACACTTATTGGAAGAAGCCAATTGACGCAAAGGCAATGCCCGGAAGCGTAGCCGAAAAGGTTATGCACGGACATACGCTTGTCAAGAAGTATTCCAATGAATCGCCCGTTCAAGAGGTAACGGAGGGAATTGCGAACCTTTTCCCCGCGTGGAATCTTGCCGGACGTTCCGTGTTGATGCAGACAAACGCGACAAGTTGGAAGAAAAACTAACATTCGCCGCCGGGCGTGCGCATAACACCCCGGCGGCATAAAAGCAAGATGGAAATATGACAAACAAAGAATACTTGATTAAGTCGTTGAACGGCATGAACCTTTCGGATGATGACATTGACATCATCTTGGTAAAAGCTGGATTGGATGGCGATGCAGACCTTGACATCAAGGCGTGCGACACGGCGGTTTATAAACGCTTTTCGGTCATCCTCAAAGGTACGATGCAGAATGTGAGCGAGGGCGGATATTCCGTATCGTGGAACATTGATGCCATCAAGTTGTTTTACAACGCCCTTTGCAACGAACTTGGCAAGGAAAATGTGCTTGTCAACCGTCCGAAGATTCGCAACCGTTCAAATATGTGGTGATATGGCAAAGATTGTTCAATACCCGCATTTCCTATTCATTGAGGAAACCCCGGATGCCGTACAGGATGAACAGGGTTATTGGTCGGAAAGCGAATCATCGCGCAAGTTTCTTTCCCGATGCCGGGAAGAAAGCGATGGCAGAAGTACGGAATACCAAGTTGCCGGGGGCAAGTCCTACAAGGCAACATCCGTCATTCAGTTGCCCAAGTCTTGCCCAAAGGTAAACAAGGGCGCACGCGTCATCATTGCAAACGATATTGATTGTTCGGACATCCGCATTTCCGGAATATGCTTGAACTTTGATGCGGCACAATTACATTCACGATTATGGCTATAAAACCGAATTTCACAAAAGACGATGTGCGCAAGCGATTCGATGCGTTCTTGAATGAGATTGAGAAAAAGCAGATTGCCCGGTTGCAAAGACTTGGCGAAATGTGCTTGGTCGAAGCAAGGACAAACAAGGGTTACATGATGCAGACGGGCGCGTTGCTTTCGTCAACGGGTTACGAAGTCTTTGTTGATGGCGTTGCCATCCATTCCCAATTCGATGCGGCAAGCGGCGCGGAAAGCAATGCAGCCGAAACGGGCATCAAGTCCGGACAAAGCATCGCGGAAACCATCGGAAAGGGGACAAAGGGCATTGCCCTTGTGGTTGTAGCTGGAATGAATTATGCCGCCTATGTCGAAGCGAAAGGATATAACGTGTTGTCAAGCGCGGAACACCTTGCAGAACGGGAATTGCCCCGAATGTTGGAGAAACTTATTTCAAACATCAAACGTGCGGCAGAATGATAGATTCATTTGAAACAAACGAAATATTGATTGGGTTGTTGCGTGGCAAGACATCCGCCAAGGGCGGTTGTTACCATGAGGGCGACCGACCGGATAATTCAACGGAAGAAGATATTGTCGTGAACACGGTTGATTTGGCGATTGATACCACCCCGCAAATTGGTACATCGAACGTCAACATCTATGTGAGCGACACGCCGAAGAAGATAAAAGGTAAGATGATGTTGTCCGCTAATAACCCACGATTGAAAGCCTTGGCAAGAGAAGTCACGGCAATCATCCGTAATTCGCGGATTCACGGAATCAAAGCAATACCCGGCACGATGTCAATCATGAACGAGCCGAACACCAAGCAGCATTTCGCAAACATCCGCATTGATTGGAATATTCAAATTTAATTTTTCATAATTATGGCAGATAGAGCATCAGTAATAACACTTGGTTTGTGTGAAATCCAAGTTGGCGCGGCAAGCGCGGCGGGTACAATGCCCGCGCAGATGGCGAAGATTGGCAAGACTTACAAGGACACTTGCAAGATGACCCAAGATGCCGCCGATGTCACCGAACATTACGAGGAGGGCAAAGCCGCCCCGGAGGTTCGCAAGAAGTCGCGCAAGATGCCGACCTTGACGTTTTCCATGATGGATGCCAATGTGGATGACCTTGTGTCATACGTTGGCGGCGCAAAGGTTGGTGAAGATGGATGGGGTTATGATGGTGACGAGGTTGTTGCCAACAAAGCCATCAAGGTTGTAACCGAACAGGGACTTGACTTTGAGATTCCCAACGGCGACATTGAAGCGGTAATCAACGCGGATATGAGCGCAAAGGGAATTTTCCTTGTTGATTTTACCGTCACACCTTGCGCGGTTACGGCTGGCAAAGCCTTGCGCGGCGTTCCTAAAAAGGGGTAAGGCGCGGGGCATCATAACTAACAAGAAAACCCGAAGTCCCCGGAGGTAACGAAAACGCCTTTGGGGACTTTTTATTTTTTATCAACATGAGCAGCGAAAAAGACGAAAAAACACTACTTGAACAGGAACGCCGGGAGTTGAACACAATCATCGGCAAGGGCGTTTCCTTTGAGGTCAAGGACGTGGAATTTGAAACCAAGACGCGCTTTTGGGGGTTGTTCAAGAAACACATCCCACACGAAGTTACGCGCAAGTTCACAATCCAAGAACCCACGTTGTCAACGCTTGACCGCCTTTCGGCTGAATGGGTGGAATTTGCAATTGACGAACAGGAATTGCAGAAGCCCGAAAGCATGAAAGCGGCGCGCACATTGACGCATTTCCACGCAAGACGCGCGGCAAAGGTCGTTGCCATCGCCGCATTGGGTGAAGAACGATTGATTCCCAAGCCTTGCAAAGCTGGCACGATATGGGTTGAGGATGAAAAGAGATTGGAAGAATTGACGGACTTGTTCGCCCGGAAAATCAAGCCATCCCGATTGCATCAGCTTTACAACATCGTGAACACCATGAGCAACTTGGGGGATTTTGTGAACTCTATTCGATTGATGTCAATCGAAAGAACCACCGTGCCGAATCGGATAGAGTAAAGCAAAGCGGGCTAAATTCCCCGCTTGGTCGCCGGGGTGCGATATGTGAGCATTTCGGTTGGACATACGATTATTTGCTACATGGCATTGCGTGGTCGGTTGTGCAACGCATGATGATTGACGCGCCAAGTTACGACAACACGGATGGCGAGGTTGAGGAAATCACGTTGACGCAAGAAAATAGTGATACGATTTTGAATTATGTAAATTCTTTAATGTAGAAATATGGCAGATGTAAACGGGGGCGCATTGTCCTTTACGTCCATTATGGACAACGACCAAATGAACGCGGCGATTGAAGAAACATTGCGCCGTGTTCAAGGCTTTTCGGATGCCGTTGTTGGAAGCGGTGACACGATGGACAACACAACGCAAGAAATCGTTGAAAGCATCCAAATCCAAAAGCGCGTCATCGAAGAATTGGAAAAGACCGTTGCGGACTTGAACGAACGCATCAATTCCGTTGAACCCGGCACGGCGCAAGATGCGTTGATTGAACAAGCGAACGCGGCACGCGCGGAACTTGATGGGGAAAAACAAGGAATGGTCGCCTTGATTAACGAATTGAACAACTTGCAGCGCGCCAATGAGGGTGCAGCATCAGCAAGTGAGGACATCCGCAACGGACTTTCCCAAATCGGCGCGGCGTGTGAAATGCACGAAAACGCGATTGCCGCCCTAAAAAAGGAGTATGAGCAAATAACCCAAACGATGAACGGCGCGTTGAAAAGCGGAAACGATAATGAATATCGTGCCTTGCGTGACCGCGCCCAAGCCATCAAGGGTGAAATCGCAACCCGCAAGTCCTTGTTGAACGAGTTGCGCGAACAATCAAACGCGCTGGAAGATGAAGCAAGCCGGATGGAACAGGCAAGGGCGGCGGCGGAAAACACCGCACAAGCCCATGTTTCCTTGCGTCAGCAAATCCGCGCCTTGAAAGAAGAAATGGCGGATGCGGTTGCCAATGGCATTGACGAACAATCGGAAGCATACAAAAGGATGGTGAATGAACTTGGACGTTTACAGGACATCCAGGGCGACATTCAATCACAAGGAAGCGTTCTTGCAAACGATGAAGCGACATTTGCGGGCATTTTGTCCGGCTTGAATGGTGTTGTTGGCGGATTCACGGCGGCACAAGGCGCGGTTGCTTTGTTTGCCGGAGAAAATGAGAATTTGCAAAAGATAATGTTGAAAGTGCAATCCCTTATGTCAATCACGATGGGATTGCAACAGATGGCGCAAACCTTGAACAAGGATTCCGCGTTTTCCCTTATCACATTGAACAAGGCAAAGGAATGGTGGAATAACTTGTTGGCGGTCGGTCGTGGTGAACAAATCGCATCCACGGCGGCAACGGCGGCAGATACAACGGCAACCATCGCGTCCACGGCGGCAACAACCGGAAATGCGGCGGCAGAACAGGCGAGCAACACCGCAAAGACCGCAAGCGTTGGAGCATCAACGGGGGCGGCAGCAGCGCAAGCCGTACAAACCGCATCGGCAACCGCTGGAACGGTGGCAAACATCGGACTTGCCGGAGCATTCCGCATGGTCGGCGCGGCAATCAAATCCATTCCGGTGTTCGGCTGGATTCTTGCCGGAATATCCGCGTTGATTGCGCTTGTGTCGCATTTCGTAAGCAAGGCGAATGAATCCAAGAAAGCAACCGAAGAATGGTATGATGCCATTGCGGAAAACGCTTACAAGCCCATTGCATCCATCATGGAGTTGTCCGACAAGTGGAATGCACTTGGCAACGACCTTGAAGCCAAGAAACAATTCATTGAAAACAACAAGAAAGCGTTTGAGGATTTGGGCGTTTCCGTTCGTGATGTGGTTGATGCCGAAAATGTCCTTGTTGCTAACAAAACGGCGTTCATCAATGCGCAAATCGAAAAGGCGAAAGCCACAATCTATTTGCAGCAAGCACAAGAAAAAGTCAAGGAACTAATCAAGAAAGAACAGGAATACAACGCGATGTCGGACACGAAATCCATGTGGGTTCAGACATCAACGTTCGGCACGGGTTATTGGGTGGAAACCGCCAACAATGAAAAGAAGAAAGCGAAAACCGCCCTTGATGGTTTGCGTGCGGAAATATCAAGAGGATTTCAGAACGCCGCCAACGCCGAAAGGAACGGATGGAATATCCTTAAAAAAGCCGGAATTGGTGCAACGCAAACATACACGAAAGGTTCACTTGGTGCGATTGAACAAGCCATTCAGTTGAAGCAAGAAGCCTTGAAACACCTTACAAATAACGATGATTACAAAAAGGCTATGGCGGAAATTGAGAAATTGCAGAAGCAAGCCGACAAAATCACCGGAAAGACAACGACATCATCCGGGAGTGGTGGCGGCAGCAGCCATCATCGTTCATCCGGTGGAGGTGGCACGAAGAAAGATGCGTTCCTTGAAAAGCTGGCGAAATACAAAAGCGAATATTCCCGCTTTTTGAAATGGGTCAATTCCAACGACCCAATCATTCAGCAAGCGGCGAAAAAGGAATTTGACGGACTTTTGAAACAGGGCGCAACATATATTGATTACTTGAAGAACCAACGCGACAACATCTTGCAAGTTGATGTTGCCAAACGTTCCAAGACGCAAAACAAGCAGTTGCGACAACTAAATGATGCCATCGCGGAAGAAACAAAGAAAACCGTCCTTGAAGCGTTTAACAATGAATTGTCGGATTCCCTGTCAAACGCAAAGACCGTCATTGAAATGTTGAACGTCATCGAAGCGAAGCGCAAGCAGCTTGCCAACGATGGAACGGAACTTGACAACGCCGAGAAAGAAGCCCTTGACAATGCCGAAAAGCAAGCAAAGGAAAAGGCGGAGCAAGAAACGAACGCATTGTTGACCGAATACGCATCTTATGTGGAGCAGAAACGCCGCCTTGAAAAACAATTCAACGCCGACATAGAGTTGTTGAACCGCAAGCGTGCAAAGGCATCCACGGACGCGGAAAAAGCCGAAATTGACCAAGCAATCGCCAACCGCACGAAGAAGTACAACACGGACACAAGCAAGGTCGGTGATTATGATGCCATCTTGAACCAATATGGCGGATATGAGCAGAAAAAGGCGCGCATCGCGGAACAATACGCCGAACGCCGCCGGATTGCAGAATTGAACGGCAACAAAGATTTGCTTGAAAAACTTGCAAAGGCGGAACAAGACGAACTTTCCAAGTTGCAAAGCGACTTGATAAAAAATTCCGGAGATTGGCAAAACCTTTTCGGCAACCTTGACGAGTTGACAACGAAAACCATCAAGCGGCTAATCGCCAAGATTGAGGGAATGAAAGCAACCATCGGCGTTGACTTGAACCCGCAAGATTTGAAAGCCTTGACCGACCAATTGAACAAGGCACGTTCGGAGGTTGAGAAGCGCAACCCGTTCACCGCCCTTGGCGCGGCGTGGAAGCGTCTAAAAGAAGCAACCAAGGATGGCAAGGGATTGGGAAGCGATGAAGCCAAGAAAGCGACCAAGGACGTTGCAACCGCCGTTTCCGGTTCGATTGACCTTATCAACGGAACATTCAACGCCGTAACGAACGGATTGCAAAAGATGGGCGTTTCGATGGATGACGAAACCCAAGCCATATTGGGCGACATCGGCGGCATCATGGATGGTGCAAGCCAAGTTGCGCAAGGTATCGCGACCGGAAACCCGCTTTCAGTCATTCAAGGTTCAATCGGCTTGTTGTCATCCGCCTTTGATTTGTTCAATTCGCGCGACCGCAAGGCAGAAAAGCAAATCAAGAAGCATCAAAAGGCAATCAAGCAGCTTGAAAACGCTTACAAGCAACTTGAATGGCAGATTGGCAAGGCGTTGGGCGGCGAGGTTTACAAGAACCAACAAGCAGCCATCCGCAACATGAAAGAGCAACAAGAACACTTGAAAGCATCATGGGAAGCGGAAGAAAGCAAGAAGAAAACCGACCACGACCGCGTGAATGATTTCAAGGAGCAATATGCGGAACTTGGGCGACAAATCGAAGATATGATTGACGAAATATCCAACGACTTGTTGCAGACAACCGCAAAGGACTTTGCAAACGACTTGGGCGATGCGCTGGTTGAAGCATTCAGCAAGGGCGAAGATGCGGCAAAAGCGATGGAAACAACTGTCAATTCCGTTTTGAAAAACCTTGTCGTGAACCAATTGAAGAAGAAATTCTTGGAAAACCAATTGCAAGGCGCGTTGGATAAATTGGAAAAGGACATGGGTTATTGGAACGGCGATGATTTCGTCTTTGATGGATTGACACAAGCGGAGATTGACCGATTCAAAAGCGCGGTCGGTGCTGCATCAAGCAATTTCAACCAAGCCTTGAAGCAATACGAAGAAATATTCAAGGACATGGGCTTGGATGATACCGATGAATCGTTGACCGGGGCGGCTAAGGGAATAAGCGAGGAATCCGCGAATATCCTTGCCGGGCAGATGAACGCCATCCGCATCAATCAGCTTGACACAAACGAAGTCTTGCGCCAATCGCTGCAAGCATTGAACACGATTGCAATCAATACGGCATATAACAAGTATTTGTCGCGAATTGAACGCATCATCACAATAATGGAATCCAACCAAGGCGGAAACGCATTGCGTTCGCAAGGTTTGTCCTAAACTCAAAAAAGAAATAAAAATGAGCAACAAAGTAACAAAACATCTTGCCAAGGCAGCACAGGCGAACGGCATTTGCACGCCTTGGTTGAACGAGTTGAAAAGCCTTGATGACAAGGATGCGTTGGTGGATATGTACATTCGCGGCATTGATTTTTGCCTTGAACACGATTATCCATCCAACGATTTCATCCGTGAGAATTTCAAGGGCGTAATGGAGAAACACGGCGTGTTCCTTGATGATGCAATTGCATTGCAAGACCAATCCAAGTGCATTGCGCTTGGAACAACAAACGGCAAAGTCACGGCAACCGGATATTCAGTTTCGGAAGTGTGGGCAAAGCATGATTCCGCGTTGAATATCGTTGCAAAGGACAAGGCCTTTGTCATGGTTGACGTGTACGACAACGCCGTTGTGAATGTCATCGCAAGCGACCAGGCAAAAGTTTGCGTGAACCATCACGGCGGGAAAGTGATACAAAAAGCCACGGGCGATGCCGTGGTGAAAATCCGGGAGAAGTCAAACAAGTAAATTGAACCATTTATGGACAACAAAAATATTATCTTTCAAATGCCATTCGATGAAAGCGATGGCGCGCTTGTAGCTTATGACTATTCATCGAACCGTGCCGATGGCGTTGTGTCCGGTGCGCATTTCGTTCAAGGAAAAAACGGCAACGCCATTTCCTTTTCCGGCGATGATACTTGCGAGGTTGACAAAAGCATATTGCCCACACTTTCCGTTGACTTTTCGATGTTGATGTGGGTGAATGGTGCGGAATGCGAGGTTGGCACGCCAACACAATTGATTTGGATGCTTGCTTTCGCCGGGCTTGACAATTACGTTGAAGTTCCCATCGAAGCGAAATCCGGAACTTGGTTTTCGCTTGCGTTGGTAAAACATGGCGTGAAATATCGCTTTTATGTCAATTCATCCTTGATTAAGGAGGTGACGAACGGCGGCACGTTGCAAGGCGTATCGCTTAACCAAGACCATTATGGCGGCGATTATGGCTTTGGCTTGCTGGATGATGTCAAGATGTACAATCTTGCATTGTCGCAACAAGACTTGATTTCTGAAATATCATCCGCCAAACAACAGGCATACACCATTGACGGACACGATTTCAAGGATTACGGAATCTATGTGTCGGCATCCGATGGCTTGTTGTCGCGTCCGAAGCTGAAAGACCCGTTGACGGTCAATTGGGACAACTATCACGGCGAAAGTGTGGATTTGATGCACAAGTTCATTGAAGCGCGCGACATCACGTTGTCTTGCTTTGTCAAGGCAGAATCAAAGATTGATTTCATCAAGCGCGTGAACGACTTTGCGCATCTATTCGACAAAAAAGGAACGAATCGCCTTGTCGTTGACGTGCATCCGGTGAAACCTTTGATTTACGAAGTTTACATCAAGGATGAAATCGAAGTTTCAAAGACTTGGAACGATTCGTTGATGGTCGGCACGTTCAAGTTGAAGTTGCGCGAACCCGAACCCGTCAAAAAGGTGTTGAAGCATATCCGTGTAAGCGAAGCGACAAAGACTTGCGAAATCACCTTGACATCAACCAAGTATGTGAACATATATTGGGGCGATGGCAATGTTGATTATGACATCGCGGGCAAGGATGTGTCAGTACAACACGAATACACCGAAAACGGCGATTATTTCCCCGTTGTCACGGGTTGCATTGATGAAATCACATCATTCACCACAAACGCCATTATCGTATGGGAGCGAATATAATTATCACAAAACCGAATGGAAGCCGTGTGTCTATGGAATCAAGGGCAACGGCGACCGCAATCACCGCCGCAAAGCAGACTTGGGCGTTGAATGCAGAAGATACCATTGCCATCACGGTTGTTTCCCCATTCCCGCAATCATACGGGATTGGGGACGTGATAACCGTGTTCGGGCGTGACTATCGTTTGAACCGCTTGCCAAAGGTCAGCAAAACAGGAATGCAAGAATACCAATATGATTTGGAGTTTGAGGGCATCCAATATGACCTTATGCGCGTGACGTATGACGTGAACATCAACACCACGAACAACAAATTACAGGACATCCAAGGCGATTCCTTGACGGGTGACTTGAAAAGGTTCATGGAGGTGTTGATAAGTAACGCAAACCGCGTATTCCCCGGCAAATGGGCGTTGGGAGTATGCCCGGAAACGGATGGCGACAATACTTTGACGTTTTCGGAATCCGACAATTGCTTGTCGGTGCTTCAAACCTTGTGTTCGGAAGATAAGTTTGGCGTTGAATTTGAGATTGAACGCGTCAACGGCGTTTATGTCATCAACATCAAAAAGACCATCGGACAAACCTTGCCTTTCGTGCTGGAGTACGGCAAGGGCAAGGGATTATATTCCATTTCGCGTGAAAACGTTTCATCCTCAAACATCGTCACACGATTAAAGGTGTACGGAAGCACGGAAAACATCACGTCAAAATATCGCGCCGACCGCCTTTGTATGTTTGGAAAGGACAAGGCATCATCTTACATCGAAAAGGCGGATGCCGTGACGAAATACGGCATATTTGAGGGACGCAAGAATTTCGACATCAAGCCGACATTCACGGGCAAGGTTTCGTCCGTTGTTGATGGCGATGTGTTGTCATTCATTGACACGTCATTTCCATTCGACATCAACGCAAAGAACGCATCCGGCGAAACCCTGTATTTGATTTCCGGGGTGTCCGCAAAGGTGCATTTCAATTCCGGAAACCTTGCCGGATATGAATTTGAGGTTCACGCATACGACCACGCGACACACAAGTTCACGTTGGTAAAGCAAACCGATGACCGTGGAAACGTGTTCCCATCGGAAACATCGCCCGCATTCCAAATCGGCAAAAACGACACATACAAGGTGCTTGACATCGCTTATTCGCGTGACATCGAAGAAGCAGCAGAAAAGAAGCTGGCGGAAGAGGGCAACAAGTATTATGACCAAAATTCACAACCAAAGGTTCAATATTCGGTGAGCGTAACAAAGGCGTACATCGAAAACAAACTTGCGTTGTCGGATGGCATCACGAATGTTTTTGCGCCGGGAGATTATTTACCAATCAAGGATGATGAAATTGGCGTTGACAAGTCAATCCGCATCAAGTCGTTCACGCGCAACGTGCTTGACCCATACGATTATTCGTTGACCATTTCGGACACACAAACAAAGGGCGACATCACAACGCGCGTGATTTCCGACCTTGTGGACATTGACAAGGTGTTGACCATCAACAACCTAAAAGACCCGGCACAGGCGCGCGCAAATTGGCGTTCATCGCGTGAAGTCTTGAACATGGTGTTCGACCCGGAAACGGGCGGTTATTACAAGGACAAAATCACGCCGGAATCCGTGGACACAATGATGTTGTCAGTTGGCGCGAAGTCAATGCAATTCGGCTTGATAAACACCGTCTTTGAACCGAACTTTAATGGAAACCCGAACTTGTTCAAGTGGAAAGGTGGCGTTCTTACACATTACACCATTGACCCCGACAAGGCGCGTTCGTGGGTGCTGGCGGATGGAACAACGGCATTGCAACAGGATGTGCCATATTACATCTATGCAGTTTGCAACCGCGACAATTCAGCCGGAACAATGAGCATTTCGGCAACACAACACAAGGTTGAAGAATCGCCGAACGTGTATTTCTTTCTGATTGGAATCTTGGGAAGTATTGACGCGGACACAAAGGTTCGTGCCATTTCCTTGACGTATGGTTTCACGACCATCAACGGACGATTCATCAAGACCGGACGCATCGAATCGGCGGATGGTACAACATATTTCGACCTTGACCAATCCGAAATTGGCGGGCGAATCGTGTTCACGCAAAACGGGCAAGAAAAAACGCTTGAAGAACTTGGCAGCGAAGCAATGGAAAGCAAGGATTTCATCAACAACACATTGCCCGGAATCCTTGACGAAATCAAAGCGCAATTGGATGGTCAGATTGAACAACATTTCTATCAGATAGACCCATCCCCGCTTTCAACCGCGCCGGGTTCGGAAGCTGGTGTTCCGAATAGTGGATGGACGGATGCCAACACGAAAGAAAACCATCTTGGCGACCTGTATTATAACACGACATCCGGCAAGGTTTGGCGATATGTGAAGATTTCATGGCGACCAAAGCCGGGATATGCGCCCGGCACATTCTATGTGTGGCAAGAACTGCAAGATTCAGAACTTGCGCAAGCCATCGCGATTGCAAATGAAGCGTTGGAACTTGGCAAGGAAAAGAACCGCATCTTTACATCAACGCCCGTGACACCTTATGATGTCGGCGACCTGTGGGTTCAAGGCGCAACCGGGGACATCATGCGATGCAAGACCGCAAGGGAATCCGGCGCGTTCACATCATCGGATTGGGAAAAGGCAAGCAAGTACACGGATGATTCGGCGTTGAAGAATTTCATCAACGGCGACTTTGCCAATGCCATTGATACGATGACCGAACAAATTGACGGAAAGATTGAAACATGGTTTCAGACATCCGACCCGGCATCCAATTGGACAACTAACGCGGAAAAAGCAAAGCACGTTGGCGATATGTGGTATAATTCAAGCACGAAGTTGTTGAAGTGTTATCGTCAGACGTTCCGTTTTGTCAATGGTATGGGAACGGTCGTTTATATATGGCAAACCATCGAAGATAAAAAGGCGATTGATGCGTATGATGCAGCAAGCAAGGCACAGGACACCGCCGATGGAAAACGCCGCGTGTTCGTTGCGCAACCTTATCCACCTTATGATGTCGGCGACTTGTGGGTTGACGGAAAGGAATTGCGCCGTTGCATCACCGAACGGGCATCCGGTTCGTGGAACACAAATGATTGGGTTGTTGCCGTTTATTACGACAACACACAAACAACGATTGATGGCGGAATCGTCACATCCGGAACAATACAGGTTGCGGGCGACAACAAATCCATCCTTGCCGGAATTACGGGAAACGGCACGGCATCCGATTCCATCCGCTTTTGGGCTGGAGCGTCATTCGAGAATCGCAAGACCGCGCCTTTCCGCGTCATGCAAGATGGTTCGGTTGTGATGTCAAAAGCGCAAGTGGAGGGCGTTATAAATGCAATATCGGGTTCAATCGGAGGATTCCGCATCCAACAAGGACAAATCGGATATGGTGGTTCAGACGAACAGGACACGACAAATGGATTGGCATTGTTTCGCGATTTCATAAGGTTTAACAACGGCAAACAACGTGTGTTGCTTGGTTGCCTGTCATCGCTTGGTTATCCTTTTAATGGTTTTTTGTCATTGACCGACAAAATGGGCACAACGCTTGAATTGCACCACGACAACCCATCAACGAGTGATGCAAATAATGAACATTGGTATCATCCAAAAGCCCTTGGTGTATATGGCAATCAATACAATATTGGAAAAGTTGCGGCATTTGAAAATGGGTACATCGGGCAAGCGTACACGGACATTATAGAATTATGGTTCGGCATTACGCAAAAGTATCATTTCACCGCTAACACGACTAAATATTTGAATGTCAAGTTGCCAACATTGGCACAGGTGAACAAGCAGACAAACAATGTCCCAACAATTTTTGACATCGAAATTGTGTGTGACCGAAACATGGGAAACCGAATAAGAGTTTCACCGCAAAGCGGATGCACGTTATACAACAACGATGGAAAATCTATTAGTGGACTTGACATGGAGCGTGGCGATTCATTGACGTTGCGTTATTACAATGGTGGATGGATGGTTGTTAATAAACAATATACAACATAATATGGAATATCAATTGGCAAAATACGTTCAAGGTGAACCCCTTGACTTGCGCCGGGTTGACAAAAGCCAAGGTGCGTATATTACGGAATTGAGAAATGCGGGGTTTCTTGATTTTGTGCCAAGCGAGCAGCCAACGGGCGAACCGGGAACGTCCGTGGTTGAATCGCTTGATGTGGTGGATGGAAAGCTGGTGCAATCGTGGCGTGTCGTAGAAGATGCGCCACAAGAAACCGCATTGCATGGCTAAGTTGTGCCTAACTTATCCACAACGTGTTTCACTATGAAACATATATTGTAAATTTGCATTCAAGTTTTTAACGTAAAAATTGAAGTATGAACACAAGAAGCGGCGAAAGCGTTTCCGCGCAAATCGGAAAGATGGGCGTGATTGACCTTGCAAACGGCAATTTCAGCCTTTCGGACGGTCAACCGTTCAACATCAAGAACGATTCCACAAGCCCCGTCAAATTGTCGGTGCAGCTTGCCGGAATGGATGATGGGGATTTCATCGAAACCAACTTTGAAAGTGGTTGGAATCCCGAAATAGTGAAAGTAATCAAGGCAACATCGTTGTCGGGTATAAACTTAAAATGGGGTTACTAATATGGGACTTTTAATCGGTGTCGGCAACACAAAGCCGACCTTTCCTTATGATTATTATTATGGCGTGGAATGGGACATCACGGTGTCCAATCCCAAGCCAACGCGCGTTGGCAAGATGGAGTTGCACAAGGAATTGCCATTGCAAAACATGATGCGCAATTGCATCTTGGATGACAACGGCAAGGTTGTGTATTACCTTAACGCCAACGATTCGACAAAACGTGACACAGGCGCGGCGGCAGACTTGACGGGCAAGGATGGCATGATGGAAACGGAATTGCCGGATATGTACGTTCGTTTTGAAATGGATGGCAACAAATGCCGCCATTTGCAGAGTACACAACCATTGCCCGGATTCCATCTTTGGCGCAAAGGCTATGCTTCAAGCGTTGAAGCAACGGTTCAGCGTTCAACAAACAAGCTGGCATCCGTTTGTTCAACCGATGTTGACTATCGCGGTGGCAACAACAACGCAAGTTATGACGGAACTTATCGTTCATTCCTTGGCTTGCCCGCGACCGCCATTTCATTGAATGATTTCCGCGCAAAGGCGCGCAATCGCGGTTCGGTGGAATGGAATGCAAACCTTTACAGGATGCACAAGATGATTTGGTGGTTGTTCGTGGTTGAATATTGCACATTCAATTCGCAAGACGCGTTCAATGCCGAATTGGATGAAAACGGATTCCATCAAGGTGGCTTGGGTGCTGGCGTGACAACGTGGAATGGAGATTGGAACACCTTTAATGGTTATTATCCAATCATTCCTTGTGGAACAACTAATTCATTGGGTAATCACACGGGAACGGTTGATTATACCGTGAGCAATGGCGACAAGATAAGCAAAACATTTGCCGTTCCACGTTATCGCGGAATTGAAAATCCTTTTGGTCACATTTGGAAGTGGACGGATGGAATCAAGATAATCATCCAAAGCGAAGCGGCGGGCGGTTTATCTAAGATGTACATTTGCGATGACCCATCAAAGTTCACAAACTCGGGTGTCGGCAATTATGAGTATCGCGGCGACATTTCGCGAAAAGAGGGATATGTGAAACAACTTGTCCTTGGCGAAGATGGCGACATCATGCCGTTGGCGGTAGGTGCTGGAAGTACAACGTATTTTTGCGACTACTTTTATACAAACATCCCGTCATCCGGAGAATCGGAACGTGGTGTTTTGTTCGGCGGTCATGCGTATAATGGTGCGTATGCGGGGTTCGTATGTGCGAATACGGCTAACGCGCCTGCGACTGCGGGTGCGAGTGTCGGTTCTCGGCTTTGCTTTGACCCGCAAATCGAAGCGGCTTGAAAAGCCGTAAATCGACCCGCAAACCGATAAACGGGATTTGAAAGAAAAAAGAAATAATGGTTGTCCGATGTCGTGGTGTTTTGTTCAGCGGTAATGCGAATAATGGTGCGAATGCGGGGTTCGTATATGCGAATACGAATAACACGCCTACGAATGCGAATGCGAATATCGGTTCTCAGCTATGCTTGTAAAATATTATAGTTGCTAATCGGAAACCATGCCAATCATCCCATCCGGGGATGATAAGTCGGGAAAGGAAGCCCGGCGGCAAAAAATAGAATATGTTGAACGGTTTTGGTAGGGCGCAAGCCCGAAGAATCCTATTATTCAAGCAAACAAAAAAACTTTCAAGAATGAAAAGAATTGGAAACCTTTATGAAAAGGTCATCGCGATTGATAACTTGAAACTTGCGGACGAAAAAGCCCGCAAGGGCAAGTTGCATTCCTATGGCGTGCAGCAGCACGACAAGAACAGGGAAGCGAATATTCTTGCATTGCATGAGAGTTTGAAAAACGAAACTTTCAAGACATCCCAATATCACGTTTTCACAATTTTTGAACCAAAGGAACGGCAAATCTATCAATTGCCATATTTCCCCGACCGCATCTTGCATCATGCGGTGATGAACATTCTTGAACCAATATGGGTGTCCGTGTTCACACACGACACATATTCATGTATCAAGGAACGCGGCATTCATGCGTGCGCCATGAGCGTGAAAAAGGCTTTGAGAAAAGACCCGGTCGGCACGAAATATTGTTTGAAGATTGACGTTCGCAAGTTTTACCCGTCCATCAACCATGAAGTGTTGAAAGATGTGGTAAGGCGGAAAATAAAAGATGGTCGCCTTTTGGCGTTGCTGGATGAAATCATTGATTCCAACATCAACACGGACATTCCGATTCGGAATTTTGTCACCGACCCGAACACCGGGGAACTGGTGGCAACGTCCTTGAACGGCGTGCCGATTGGCAACTATCTTTCCCAATACTTTGCAAACCTTTTCTTGGCGTATTTCGACCATTGGTTGAAAGAAGAAAAGCGCGTGAAGTATTATTGGCGTTATGCCGATGACATCGTTGTTCTTGCACCGGACAAGGAATCCTTGCACGCGTTATTGCGTGACATACGGGCATATATGAAGCGTTTGCAACTGAAAGTGAAACGCAATCATCAAGTGTTCCCGGTTGACGCGCGCGGAATTGATTTCCTTGGATTCGTGTTCTATCACGACCACACTTTATTGCGCAAGTCCATAAAACAAAATCTTTGCCGCCGGGTGGCAAAACTCAACAAGCGCAAGAAACAACCCACAAAGGCAGCTTACAAGCAAGCCATTTGCAGTTGGTGGGGTTGGTGCAAGTATTCGGATTCAATTCATTTATTCGACAAACTTTCAAAATCGTTTCCTTATGAAATTAAATTCAATCGAACCAAACGCGCATTATGACATTGCGCATGGTATGCCCGCCGTGCTGGAAAAGGACAATGACGGGTCGGTGATTTATCGTGTGAACATCGCCGAAGAAAAAGCCATTCCGGAGGGTGAAAAGGAAGTCCGCCCGATTGGTTGGTCATGTTATGAAGTCCGCACGTTCGCGAAGCCTACAAAGGCAAACTTGAAGCGTGTGTTCATCCGTTCAGTCATTGACGAAACGGCGGAATTTGACCTTGTAAATTCGTACAACAAGCACATCATGGGCATTGCGCCGGATGACAAGGCGGTTGCCGAATACAAGGAATATTTGAAGTTTACCGAAGATTTGGACAATCAAATCGTTTCGGATTTGTCACACATCTAAAAAGAAGAAAATGCCACGATTTAGCGATTCTAACATTGAATCGGACGCAATAATTGGTAAGGGAATAGACCTTGAAGAACTTTTTGACCGCCGCATTGTCATTGAGAAAATCAAGATTGAACCAACCAAGTTTCCGGGAAAGAATGCGTCCGGTATGCGTATGCAAATGCAAGTTGTCATCAATGCCGAATTTATGGACACGCCCGATTCGGACGGCGACTTTTTCAAAAAGGATGCCAACGGAAAGGCAATTGGAACGCGGCGTTCCGTGTTCACCGGGAGCGACAATTTGATGTCGGAAATGAAGCAAGTGCAATCGCAATGGAAAACCGAACGTGTTTCCCAAGGATTGCCCGCCGTTGATTTCGTTGTGTTTGATACGACAATCGCGAAAGTTGGCAAAATGTTTCATTTTACATGATTTTACGATTATGACATCAAACATTCATTCAACAATAGTTCCTATCTTGGCAAGATACATGATGACCGCATTCGGTGCGTGTTTCGCCATCATCAAGCCGACATTCCCGTTCATCTTTGTGTGTACGCTTGCGGTGCTTGCTGATTGTTACACCGCATGGTCGTTGAGCCGGAGAGTGAAGAAACGTTTTCCCGGTGCGAATGATGGAAAGTTCAAATCCAACTATGCCGGGCGCGTGTTCCGAACACTTATCAAGGTGTATGCCTTGACCGTCCTTGTTCACTTGATGGACGTGATGGTGTTTCCGGAAGTGTCTTTGCATTTGCCGCAAATTGTAGCCGGGGCGGTGTGCTTTTGGCAAGTTTGGTCAATGCTGGAAAACGAATCGTCTTGCAATGATGCGAAATGGGCAATTATCGCCCAACGCATCATGGTTGACAAGACCGAACGTCATTTTGACATTGACTTGCACGAACTGAAAGAACACAAGCCAACGCCGCCGATGGATGGCGTTCCGTGCGCCAATACATTTTGCGTGTTCCGTGGTGGCGGTTCATGTGACCCGCCAAAGTGTGAATTGTATGTAAAACCAAAAACAAACGATAATGGCGGACATTAAGAACTTTATTCCGTTCTTTCTCAAAAAGGAGGGCGGATTTACGAACGACCCGACCGACCGGGGCGGCGCAACCAACAAAGGCGTGACAATCGCGACTTATGAAGCGTATTGCAAGAAGAAAGGTTTGCCCCGTCCATCGGTGGCGGACTTGAAGCACATTTCGGATGCCCATTGGTATGACATCATCAAGACAATGTTTTGGGACAAGTGGCGCGCCGATGACATCCATTCCCAAAAGGTTGCGAACATCCTTGTTGATTGGGCTTTGGCATCCGGCATCCACGGCATCAAGAAACCGCAAGCATTGCTTGGCGTTGTCGCGGATGGTATCGTTGGCAACAAAACCTTGTCGGCGGTCAACTTTGCTGACCCCGACCAACTTTTTGAAGCCATATTCAAAGAACGCGTGAAGTTCATCAACGGGGTTGTTTCGCGTTCCGTTGCGGCATACGAAAAGAAGATTGGACGCAAGGCGACCGAAAAGGAGTTATTGAAGTACACACAAAAGCGGTTCTTGTCCGGCTGGATGAACCGATTGAACGACATCAAAAAGTTGCGATGATATGGAAATTAAAGTAAAACGAAGATTCCTTGGTGACAAATACACCATAGGGTCGTTGTTCGTCAATGGCGAACGATATGTGGTAAAAGGCAAAGTTGTGGACACGATGGAAGATAAGAACCGCGATTTGAATATGAACGGGCGTTTCGACAATGGCGAACGCAAGGTGTACGGCGAAACGTGCATCCCGTTCGGAAAGTACGAAATCGGGTTGGATTTTTCCCCAAAGTTCAGCAAAAAGCCAACGTACACGGCTTTCATACGCAACGGACGTATGCCACACATCCGGCGCGTGCCATCTTTTGAGGGCATCTTGATTCATGGCGGCAATTCACCCACCGACACGTTGGGTTGCCTGTTGGTGGGATTTAACACCATCAAGGGCGGGTTGACACGCTCATTGGAGTGTTTCAAACACCTCTATGCCGACATCGTTGCGGCAATGGACAACGGCGAAAAGATAACAATCGAATTTGTCCCATGAAGCACGTTTTGAAGTTGATTTTGCTTGCTGCCACCCTGTTGTTGCTTGGGTGTTCGACATCGCGCAAGCTGGAGAAGAACACCGACAAGGTTGTTGCGGATAGTGTGTCGGAAAACATTTCCAAGGTGGCGGATGCTTGCAAGGTCGTTGACACGACCAAGACCGAATCCGGGGAATCCATCATTACGGAAATAATCTTTTTCGGAGATTCAGTGCGCGCGCCGGATTTGCCCGAACTGATTATTGACAAGGACGGAAAGATGACCATCAAGGGCGGAAAGGGCGTGAAAAGCATCAAGCAAACCGCCATCCGGTCAAACGTGGTGAAGAATGGAACGACAACGGAACAGGAACACCACGCCACGACCAAGGACAAAGCGACCGTCCACAAGGAGAAGAAACACAACGAAGTTGTAAAGGTAAGCAGACGTTCAAATGTATGGACGTGGGCAATCGCCGCATCAATCGTTGCCGTTCTTGTCTTGTTCATGCGGTACAGAAAGCCAATATTGGCATGGTTGCGCAAGTTGCTTGCATCCATGCGCAAGGATTTGGAATAAATTTTGTACCTTTGCACCACATTGTTGCGAAAGCCCCTTGCATCGCACGGGGAACAATGTTGAAGCCCGGCGATGAACCGGGCTTCTTTGGTTTTGGGTGTACACGGATTTTCTTGTTTTTGGACATAAAAAAAACGCCCGAAATTGTTAAAATTCGGACGTTTCGTGTACATTTTCGTGTACGTTTTGCGTAAAACCTTGATTTTCAAGGTTTATTGCGGAGAGAGAGGGATTCGAACCCCCGGTACCTCTCAGTACGCCGGTTTTCAAGACCGGTGCATTCGACCACTCTGCCATCTCTCCATGGGGTGTGAGATAAGTGTTTGCGTGAATGAAAAGACACTTGCAAGCGTCAGCATACGCAAGCGGAGAGAGAGGGATTCGAACCCCCGGTACCTCTCAGTACGCCGGTTTTCAAGACCGGTGCATTCGACCACTCTGCCATCTCTCCAATAGTTTGAATCGCATTGTAGCCGCACTTAGCATTGTGACTTTTCGTTTCACTTTTGCGGGTGCAAAGGTAGTGATTAATGTTGGTTTCGCCAAACTTTTCATAAAGAAATTTCACGAAAAAGTCAAAAAAAGTGGATAA